ACATAGTGCTGATTAATTGTAGTTTGTTTTTCCATGTTTATATTTCCTCTTGTTTACTTTATTATATTTCTAAAATTTATAAATTAATGTAATTTATATTTGATTATATCACAATAAATTCTTATATACAATTAGTTTTAACAAAAAAATAAGGGTGGCATTACACCACCCTCAAAGCTACTTATTATACATACCACATCTGTACTCTCTACAAATTGCCCTTAAGTCTTTATATGACAGTCCCAATCTACCCTGTTCATCCCCTTGGATTGCACCACAGTCCATAGCCGCCTGTACTGCCGGTCTTGCCCAATCGGGCATATTGTCATCAACATAATTATAAATCATAGTCGTTTGGACTACGTTTACCAACTGTTGATTTACATTACGCAAATCATTTATTTCTGCCGCCTGTTTCGTGATTAATGATTTTAATTCATTGTACTGCTCCATTGTCAGTCCCTCACTTTCACTTAATTTATTTTTAAAATCTTGCCATAGTTCCGGTTTACGCACAAACGGTTCAGGACATTGTTTGTCCCACACGTCATAATGACGCAGTACATTCTGTGCCGGCACACCGTATTTATTCATCAAATATTTTGTTAATTTAATTGTCTGTTCCACCACGTCATCATCGATATAATATTTACCGTCTGCACCAATGCGGCTACACATTTCTATTGAAATACTGTTCATATTCCTACAATACGGGTGTTTGTAATTTTTTGTACCGCCGACAGCCCACGCCGCCCAATTATCAGGAACAGATTGATAAATACCGTCATTTCCCGAAAAATAATTTGCCGACGCCTTGCGATTTTCACCGCTGAAAAATGTACAGTTATTTAGCGCCGTGTCACCGTTATTACCTGTAAAATGAATGACGATAAATAAAATATCGTCATTCCTATATGTATAACAGTTGGACGGGTGGCACTGCGGACCCTGTTTGATTTGAATATCCATACTTATTCCTCCGTATCATCTTCACCGCGTAATTGCAACAATATATCTTTCAACTTTTGCGGCATTCGCGGATAAATCACCGCCACATTCTCCAACACGCTTATACCCTCGTTCGCTATGTAAAACATAATGACAATCTCACGAATTGCGACGTTATCGCCTGTAATCTGTTGCAGAACATTTGATAACGCTACTATAATTAATATAGTAATCTTTTTGAGTAATCCTTTAAACCCAATCTCACTCGACATTGTTTTCGTGTAAATCGCCTTGATAATACCCGTCAAATAGTCCAACACCATTATCACTAACAACGCCCACAGGATGCTGTCCCACTGACCGAATATTGCGGCGAAAAAACCGCCTACAATTCCAATAACCGTACTTGTCCAATTAAAAATCTTATCCATAAATTAACCCTCCATAATTTCTTTTTTCTCGTTCTCTGTGATATATCCCGCCTTGACGAATATATCTAAATGTTTTTCTTTGTAAATACCCATTTGATAGTATTTACGTATCAATGTTTTATTCACCGTCAACACCTGCTTTCAGTTCCGCAATCTGTAACATCAGCATTGCGTTGATTTCGTCTTGTGACATTGTTTCGTCACCGCTCATAACAGACTGAACGTGCTGTTTCATATCCGACATACTATCAAATTTCTTCGCCTGTATCTGTGACAGCTGTTCTGCCGTAGGCTGTTCAAATGTGATGTCTGTATGCTGAATTTTTGCGATTTCTACATTCATATCAAAATCTTCTTCGCTTTCAGCAAATTTGCTGTTTAAAACACTGCGTTTAATTCGCAGTATGTCGCTGTCAGTTCGTATTCCGTACACCGTGCCGTCAATTTCAACACCGCGTTCATAAAATTGTGCTGTTCCGTTTTTACTATAAAATTTGTACATAATATCACCACCCTGTCACATTTCCGTCAACAACGCACGTATCGCCGAACGTTCCGATTGATACGGCATTTGTCACGTTATTTTTGACTACTGTTTTACCGTCGCTGTATATAATTGAAAAATCAGCATTTGCCGTTACAGACGCCGTTGTCCTAAATATATTATCTGCTATCAGCGTCTGACTGCTGGCTGATATTAGATTACACTGTCCCGACGTAGGGCCTGCGGAAATGTGCATATAATTTCCGCATATAACGGCATAATTTCCGCATTCGATAAAATCGATATATTCGGAATTAATTTTTATAACAGGCATTCTGTTTCCGCTGATTAATGTAATCCCCTTGGTGTATATAAACGGTGTTTTTGTGTTCTGTGTAATTGCTGCAAATTCATTGTCCGAAATTTCGCCATTTATATCGATACTGCAATCAGTAAACGTTTTAAATATATTGCCTACTATTTTTTTGCCTATATCAATACTGCAATTTGTAAAACCGGACATATAATTGTTTACAAATATAACGGTTGACGCCTGTAGCATATATCCTAACGATTGTTCTTTTTGCGTGAAATTCAAAAATTTGTTACCCATAACAAACGAATTGCCTGCGATTTTTATTTCGTATGTCAAATTATTTGCCGGTGCACCTGCGAACGTATCTATGACGTTGTTCAAAAACAGAACGTTGCTCATTTCAAACGTTGATACACCGAATTGATGTGTACTAAATATATCGTAGAATGTACAGGATATTATCTGTGAACTACTTTGCGCTAATAATACTGTCGGATTAACCGTGTCCGCCGTTACAGTGTCCGTGTCCTCTGTAAATTTTACATTTTGCATTTTAGCGCCTTCCGGCAGATGAAAAACATATTGTTTTGCGACAGAATTTGTATTTTTGAACATAATTGTATCGCACATTGAACCGTCTAACGTCATACCGCCCTTTAACGGAATTGCCACACCGTTATTAGTTCCCGTCATTCCGTAACCCGACTTCATATTTGCATTTGTAATAACGCACAATTCACCTACAGGATATATAATACTTTTATACGGCGCGCTATCTATCGCCGCCTGTAATTTTAATTCGTCGTGGTCGCCGTCGCATTGCACAAATATTTGATTTTTTGTTATATCTGTAATATTTTTTGCATTTTCATTTACAGCGTCAATAAATGAATTTTTATTGACAGTTGCCAAATCTGCCAATGTACGAACACGTTCGTATGTATTGGTGATGAAATAACTGTCGCCTGTGGTATTTTCGTTTTCTATGACATAATCAACCGTCGCCGATACAAACTCATATCTTTCCCCTGTCGGCGATTCGCTGTCTATCTTCATTTCTAAATTTATATCGTGAATATGATACAATGTAAATGTCCATACATCACCCGAAATTGCCGACGGTACAGATGTAGAATTTGATGATATACTACACGTATTTTTAATAAAATCATAGCGAACAACAATATAAATGCCGTCTATTGGTACATTTATACACGGTTCTGAAAACGTTCCGGCAATCTGTTTCCCGTCAATGTAAAACGCGTCTTTCAGTGTAATATCAACCGCCATACTCTCGCCATAATATTCTTGTTGTCCGTCAAAATATAGTGTAGGCTTACTCGGTGCAACAAATTTTACTGTATGTTGCTTTTTGTCGCCAAACAGTATAGTTGTTTCGGTGTTCGCATTGATTTCATCAATACGTGCTTTCAATTCTTTGTCAGCACTTTTTCTTGCTGATTCTTCGGCTTTCACTGAATTTGAAATATTGGTATCTGCCGTCTGCCTTTCGGTGATTTCACTGTCAATATTACGTTGCAGTTCATTATCCGCCGCCTGTCGTATTGTCACTTCGTTGTTTATACGACTGTTTAACGAACTATCCGCACTTTCCCTCACCTTGGTTTCGGCAGTGATTTTGTCCGCCAAACCTACATCAGCGTTAGTGCGTTGCGTTATTTCTGTATCCAATTTGTTGGACAGTGTGTTATGCTCGGTTTGAATTGCCGTGAAATTATCACGAACAATCTTCCACCAATCCTTTAACAGCGTTTTACCGCTAAAATTAAAATTTAATTTCATTTTATCATTCCTTTCTAATCGTAATTGATTGTGATTTTGGTATTAAAAAAACACGCCGTTCGCGTGCTATGGTGGTATTCGTCTGTACATTGTGTCACCTCATTTTTTGTACGAAAAAAGCACCCCAAAAGGTGCTTAATTCCGATTCATATATTCTGTCCTGTTGGATTGAAACATTCTTGTATAAGTCGCATTGCATATTTAAAACCCAAAATAAAACCGTAACGTTCACAACCAGCCTCCGACGCTGAAACAAATCCATCAATATTGTTTATATACATTCTATCCCCTACGGTCTTTCTTATGGCTTTCCCCTGCTCATCTTGTATTTTAGTTAACTGTTTCATTTCTTCTGATTTTTGATATTCCTCGCTCTGTGAAACGTCTGCATAAATTTGATTTATCAATTCACTTTTCATCACAATTTCCTCCTATGCCGTTTTAACGGTAGTCCATTCTTTGCTTAAGGTAGTTCTTCACATCTTCGCTATCGCGGTCAATTTTATAAGATAATTGACGTAGAAAATCAATTAAAGCGTCTATATCGTCATAATCACGATACTCTTCTTCTATCGTTTTTCCGTTGGTATCTTTCACACTGAAATATACCGTATAATTATCATCTTCGTCATATCCCAAATCGACCTTAACGCCTGCAACCTTGCAACTCTCCTGCTCCGCATTGCCGTCCAAGAAGTCCCCCAAATAATCTACAAGGATACACTCGGTAAAATACTCTTTATTTTCCTTAATCAAGTCGATTGCCGCTGTATGTATAAGTTCTTCACGAGTTCTGCCTGTAACATCAGCAAGTAACTCTAAATCGTTATATACCTTGTCGTCAAAGGCAACTGTTCTCTCATTCATAAATTTGTGTCTTAACATAATTTTTAACCCCTTTCTTATGCAACCGTATCTACGCCGTATTTAATAGCCATTTCCTTGACGATTGCAACGTAAATCTCAATAAGTTTCTTATCTTCTGCGATTACATCCACTTTGTTCAGTCTATCGCGTTTTGATTTGCAAACACCGTTGTCTGCCATGCGTCTGCGCATATTGGTAAGCCTTATGCTTAGTCGTGTTGCACCTCTAAGCTCCACAAGTCTAAACACTTCTGCATTAACGTCTTTTATGTATTCATTTCCGCCGATAGCCTGCGCAATCTTAACGATTAATCTTCTTGCGTCCTCACGCCACGAATGTGTGTCAAGAGCTACAATATCTGAAATCCCGTCAAGGCGCTTGTTGGTTGCTTGTATTTGTTGCTTTACTTCTTTCATCTCTTGCAAGCTCTGTATAAGGACATCTTCAATGCAATCGGGGCGTTGTTCCTTTACTCTAAAATATGTTTCTTCCAAGTTGTCGAATTGCTCCCACGCCTTGTCGGTGTCAAGAATTTTGCAATGACGATTTGCTCCGCGTTCTGTCCAAAGGTATAGCTGATTTACATTCGTTTTCACGAGGTCAATATTATTGACCTCGCGCTTAAAAGCTCTTAATTCCTCGCCTTTTAAGAGATAATAATGTACGCCCTCAACAAAATGGTCTTTATGATTTGCGAAGTTGTTTTTAATATTGTTTGTATCTGTTTCATAGACTGCCGCAAGTTGTTGTGTTGTTAAAATTCTCTGATTGTTCATTTCAATCGGTACTAATTGATTTGTCATATTCATTATCCTTTCTTTACACTTGATTTATCCGAAAGGTTATGATATAATGTATATATAAATTCCTTTCGGAGTTTTGTTTAGAATGTTGTGTTGATTGGTAGTCGTGACAACATTCTATTTTTTTGTTTTCATTTTTTGATTTAGATGTTCTGTCAGAATATCTACAAGATACTGTCTTGTTGTCTTGCCCTCATTGACCGCATCAATTTTCGCCCTTTTATAGGTTTCATCATCAACACTAAAATTTAGATATCTCATTTAATTCACCCTCTTTCTATTTGACATTCTGAATTATTTTATTCATTTTGTCATTTGATGTTTGTAGTATATCATTCATTTTGTAATATGTCAACCCCTATTTTGAATTTATTTTGACATTTTCATATTTTTATTATATAATTACATTAAACGGAGGAGGTGTTTACTATGTGTGAATCTACAAACATCACAGGCATTCGATTACGAAATTTAAGACGTTCTCGCAAATTACTACTAAGAGATGTAGCTAACGATTTAAAAATATCGTCATCTACGCTTGGCAACTACGAAACGTGTAATCGTTCGCCCAACATTGAAATCTTAAACGAATTAGCTCGATACTATAATGTATCATTGGACTATATTGTTGGTAATACTGATATACCAAATATTTCACACCCCGCACAGGAGAAAGACAAATACTTTTCTGCCATAAACGACTTTTCTGATATTTCTGCTCCTGGTGATGATAATATGATAAAAATTTTCAGATTAGCGAAAACATTAGACCAAGAACATTTAGAAACGGTCTATGACTTTATAGGATATTTGCTATCCAAAAAAGCCGATACATCGGAAGATAACAACTAACCTTTTATAAATTCGTATCAAAAACGTGCATTTTGAACTAGGTTAATATTATTAACCTAGTTCGGGATATATCTGAAAACACTAACCACGTGAATATTATTCACGTGGTTAGTAGGTATCTCCAAAATGGAGACCCCCTAAACTAAGTCAATATTATTGACCTAGTTCATTCGCTTTGCTTTAACTACTTCGATATTATCGAAGTAGTTAACCAACACAAAAGACACCCCATAATGAGGTGTCTTTGATTTTTTTCAGTTGTTACCATTTTGGTAACAACTGAAAATTTATCTACTTATACTCTATTCTTGTCGTTCTTACTTACGAAGTCAAAATGACTTCGTAAGTAAATTCTTTGATTTTAACAATCTTAATTGATACTTTCTTATTTCAACAACGGC